AGCACCATGGAAGAGCGACAGGGACATGCCGCGCTGGGCCAGCCGGATCCTGCTCGAGGTGGTGTCGGTGCGCGTCGAGCGGCTGAACGACATCAGCGACAAGGATGCGATTGCGGAGGGTATCAGTCGCGTCGGCCCTGGGTGGGAACGCTGGCATCCGGACCAAGATGACGCGGAGCACACCGGTTCAACCCAGAAGCCCCGCCTGTCGTACATGGGGCTGTGGGAGAGCATCAACGGCGCCGGCAGCTGGGACGCCAATCCTTGGGTGTGGGTGGTGGAGTTCAAGCGGGTGACGTTGTGATTACTAGCTCAATCCGGCCGAGCATCGATCCAGAACGCAGCGCGCTCCACGGCATCTTGCTCTGCGTCACTCGCGGTCTCGCATGTCATGCCCCGCTCCGCGCCTTCCTGGTAGACAAGGGACAAGGGCTGCGTGCCCGGCCCTGGATCGCTTTCGTGAACTGTAAAGGACGATCGGTACATGTTGGCCGAGGCCGGCCATATCCGAACGAGGATCGAGTATTTGCCGTAATGGTGGGTCGTCGCGTGAATCATTCCATCGTTTCCGGTTATCAAAAGGGAATCGTAGCATGATGCGCCGCTCACCTTTCAACCCAGGCAAGCCGCTCAAGCCCGGCAAGCCGCTGCAGCGCAAGACGGCGATGTCGCGCGGCACCGGCTTCAAGACCCCGGCCGCCAGCGCCGGCCTGCTGCGCGTTGCTGCGGTCCAGGTCAAAGCCCGTGCTGACAAGAAGGCCCGCGAGCGCAAGCTGCCAAAGCCGATCAAGTCGCGCGGCATGAAGGGCCGCCCGCCGACCGCGGAGGAAGCGCGCTTCATGGACAAGATGGGCGCACTGCCGTGCATCGCCTGCCTGAAGGACGGCTGGACGAACCACGTGATCAGCCTGCACCACATCGACGGCCGGACGAAGCCGGGCGCGCACTTCCTGGTGATCCCACTTTGCGGGCCGCACCATCAGCAAGACGACACGGACGTCCGCCAGCGCATCAGCTTGCACGGCCGAAAGGCGACGTTCCAGGCGCGCTACGGCACCGAGCTCGAACTGCTGGCGGAGTGCATGGCGAAGTTAAAAGAACAAGGAGAGCCCGTATGCGAGACACTGTAACGAATGACGCCGCCAATGTTGCCGCGCCGTTTACGCTGCACCTGGGCGACTGCGTCGAGGTGATGCGCACGCTGCCTGATAGCAGCGTTGACGCGATCGTGACCGACCCCCCTTACGAACTCGGCTTCATGGGCAAGAGCTGGGACGCCAGCGGCATCGCCTGCAACGTTGGCATGTGGCGCGAGGCCCTTCGCGTCCTCAAGCCCGGCGGGCATCTGCTGGCGTTCAGCGGTTCGCGTACCTACCACCGGATGGTGGTAGCAATCGAAGACGCAGGATTCGAAATCCGTGACCAAGTAATGTGGGTATATGGATCAGGATTTCCGAAATCCCGAAACATTGCTGAGCAAGACATGGGCGGCGAAGAGGCCGCGCGCTGGGAGGGGTGGGGCACAGCGCTCAAGCCGGCGCACGAACCAATCTGCGTCGCTCGCAAACCTCTGGTTGGAACTGTGGCGGCGAACGTGCTGCAGTTCGGGCCGGGGGCGCTGAATATTGATGCCTGTCGCGTCCATGGCGACGATGCTCAAGGCGGGGCGTACACCGTCAAGCGTCTGAAAACCGGCGCTACCCTCAACGCCACCGGTGGCAACTGGCGGCCGGAAGGGAATGACGCTGCCGTGTTTCATGGCGAGATGAAGCCGGGCCGCTGGCCTGCCAACATTATTCACGACGGCAGTGAGGAGGTTGTGGCGCTGTTTCCGGCTGAAGCTGGGCAGCAGGCGGCGCTTAAGACGCGCAACAGCGACAACATGCGCAACACGTTCGGCGACTTCGCCGGCACTGCGAATGCCGAATTTACGCCGCACGACGCTCGCGGCAGCGCTGCTCGCTTCTTCTACTGCGCTAAGGCCAGCCGCAAGGATCGCAATGAAGGTGTCGCCAGCTCCGACGCCCCGGCCGTGGCTAACGAGGCCACCATGCGCGACTGGCCTGCCCGCAATGGCAACTACCATCCGACGGTGAAACCGACTGACCTCATGGCCTACTTGGCGCGCTTGGTGACGCCGCCCGGCGGCTTGGTGCTGGACCCCTTCATGGGTAGTGGGTCGACTGGAAAGGCGTGCATGCGAGAAGGATTCCGCTTCATCGGTATCGACATGACGCCGGAGTATGTCGCGATCGCGCGGGCTCGGATCGAGCACGAGCTGGCGTGCGTAACTGCCGCCGCTGAGGCTGCCGCCGTTCCGACGCCGCAACTCGATCTCTTCGCGGCGGTGGCATGACTCTACGGAATTCTCAGCCCATTGATCAGCCTCAGCAGCGCCTGCGTCGCGGCGGCGTGCTGGCCCTCTGCGAGGCTCTCGTCGGTGAAGTGGTCGCCGTCGACGATCTGCGGCTCGTCGTCGGTGTAATTGAAGCGGTCAGCATCGGGAAGCAGGGTGGCGATACCGCGTACGAAGTAGCGGTCCGGGTCGCCCAGCTTCCAGTCATCGGGGTTGTCGATGCCAACGACGGTGTGGATCTCCCAGTCCAGGTGAGTGGTGGTCGTGGCCTGCTTCATGGCGAGTTGAGAAAAAGTGAAGATCGTAGCACGGCACGGCGTCAGCCCTCGGGCGCCGCCGGCCGGGCCTATATGGATGCCGCCTGACGCGGCTCCGAAATTGGAAAGGAAACGATATGGGAAGCATGTTGACTTTAACAGGCGCTTTAACCGGCGGGGCGCCGGCGCCATTCCTGTTTGGCGGCGTCCAGATCCGCGTCGTGATCGATGACGACGGCACGCCCTGGTTCGTGGCGCAGGACGTGTGCACGGTCTTGGGGCTGGGGACCGAACAGACCCGCCGCCTGGACGAGGACGAGAAGGGTCTGCGTTCAGTGCAGACCCCCAGCGGTGAGCAGCAGATGGTGGCCGTCAACGAGTCGGGCTTGTACGCGCTGGTCCTGGGAAGCCGCAAGCCCGAGGCGAAGGTATTCAAGAAGTGGGTAACGAAAGAGGTGCTGCCGGAGATCCGCCAGACCGGCTCGTACTCGATTACGCCGGCGGCGTCGGTACCGGCCCTGCCGCAGACTTTCGCTGAAGCGCTGCGCCTGGCCGCCGATCAGCAGGACGTCATCACCGCGCAGGCCGCCCAGCTTGAAGCGGCGGCGCCGGCGGTGGAGTTTGTGGAGCGCTACGCTGACTCGACCGGCACGAAGGGTTTTCGTCAGGTGGCGAAGCTGCTGGGCGCGAACGAGAACGAGTTCCGCCGATTCCTGCTGGCCGAGAAGATCATGTACTACCTGAACAACGAGCTCACGCCTCACTCGCAGCATACGGCCGCCGGCCGCTTCTCCGTCAAGGCCGGCACTGCCCAGAGAACCGGCCACGCCTACAACGCGGCGCGCTTTACGCCGAAGGGTGTCACCTGGGTGGCGGGCGAGTGGGGAAAGTGGAAGGTGCGCCAGCAGGCGGGGGAGGTGGCCCATGCTTAGCCGGGAGGCTCTCCGTCAGGCCGCCCAGTCACTGCCGGCCGTGACCGTCGACTCCGCCACGCTGCTTGAGCTGCTGGACGCCGCCGAGCGTGCGCCGAGGGCCAGGGTGCCGCGCGCGCCGCGCCAGGCCAGCGACGAGGACGAGCGGTGCGCGCGCTGGTTGTACGGCGCGCTCCTCAACACCGCGCCGAAGGCAAAGGAGCCGAACTTCACGGCCTGGGCTAAGGAAGTGCGCCTCATGCGCGAACGTGACGGTCGGACCCACAAGGAAATCTGCGAGCTGTTCAGGTGGGCACACTCCATCCGGTTCTGGCGCGGGAACATCTTGAGCCCGACAAAGCTGCGCGAGCATTGGGACCGGCTGACGATCCAACGTGACACCGCGGCCGAGCCGAAGCCGGCGGCCGTTCCGCCATGGTGGACGAGCGAGACGGCGAAGCTGGCAAAGGCGAACGAGGTGGGCGTCGGGCCGGCGCACGCAGGCGAGTCGGCGGCGAGCTGGGAGGCGCGCATCCGGGCGGCAATTGACAACGGCGGCAAGCCGCCGGCGCCCCAAGGGCGAATCCGGCCGACAGCCCAGGCCGCCAACAACCCGGAACCCAAGGGCACAAAGCCGGAGGGACTCGACCTTAAGGCGCTGCTTCGCGGCGTAGCGCCGGTGAGGGCGGCATGACGCGTTCAAGCACAGGATGGTCAGAAAGCGGGCGGCGCGATGACGACATTTGCGCTATGTGCGAACACCTGACCACGAAGGGATATCCCGAGTACATGGCGCGAGGGGAGGGACGGTGTACGGGCTATGACGGCAGCGCCACACCGCTCACGAACCCGTTTGTCACCTGGAACAACCGCGCATGCGTGCTGTTCGACCGCGAGCGCGATCCGGAGGCGCGGGCGGTGCGGGAACGCTGGATAGCCAAGCAAAAAGCCAAGACCACACAGGAGGAACATGACTGCAAATAGAAGCACCGCCAACCGGCGCCTTGCCGAGCTATTGGGCTGGACGGATCTGTTCGAGGTGCCCGGCGCAATACTCGGCTCGCCGCCTGCCGGGCAGCCTGCCGGGCGCGGCCAGGCCAGAGTGCCGGACTGGACGGGCGACTGGCGCGACTGCGGCCCGCTGATCGCGGAGCACCGTATGGAGCTGGCCAGCACCGCGTTGGATGCCGTCGCTCGCTGCCGGTCCTTCGACGTTCCGCCTGGGACTGCAGCGTTTGCCGACTTCGATACTGAGGATGCGGCAATGCGAGGTGCGATCGTCGCGGCTGTCGTTGCCAAACTGGAGGCTCGTCAATGAAGCGAGGCCTTCAAGCACTCGGGCGGCTCAAGACGGGCGCCATGAACAAGACCGAGTCCGCCTACGCAGCAACGCTCGAGCAGCGGCGCCACGCTGGCGAGGTGGCCTGGTTTAAGTTCGAGGGGATCAAGCTACGACTGGCCGACAACACCTTCTACTCACCTGACTTTGCTGTGATGCTCGCGAACGGCCAGCTCGAAATGCACGAGGTGAAGGGCTATTGGCTTGACGATGCGCGCGCGAAGATCAAGATCGCTGCCGATCTCTATCCGTTGCGCTTCCTCGCGGTTCAGGCGAAACCGAAGAAGGCGGGCGGCGGGTGGTCGGTGGAAGAGTTCTAGGCCGACCATTATCCAAAAGTAATTTCTCTGTTACATTTTGGTTTTTCGTTTTACAGGAGAAGGTGGCATGTACGAGAGTTTGCTGGCGATCGGTCGCGGGATCGCAAATTGGCCACCCGTGGTCCTGGGGACGATTTCAGGCTCTGTAATAACGCTGATCGGAGTATTTTTTTCCGATTGGCGGAACACCATCCGGCTCGAAAAACAGCACAAATTCGCTGCACAAGAAAGTGAGCGTACGCGAATCGCAGAGGTGCGAAAGGATGTTTACCTCTCGGCCACTGGTGTCCTCTCAAGGGTGCAAGAATATTTATTGGGTTTGCCGGAGGGAGCGGAAGACGAAGAAGGTGCCCCGACGGTTGATCTCGCAGAGCTAGTTGGAAAGGTCTCACTGGTAGGGGAAACGAGCACAGTTATTCTTGCACAGCAGCTCGCCGCTGACTATTTGGAAGCGTATGTGCAGTTACTGCTGTTTGCGAGAGAGGCGCGGGAGGCTAAGCAGGATTCACTAAGGCATGCAGAATACCGTATGGCGGCTATGGAGCAGGCGAAGCGCGTTGACCTTGAAATTGCTCAGTACTTGGAAAAGGCGTCTACCGAGCCAGGTGTTTTTGAGGCACTGCAGCGTAGTCGTGCGGCATTCCAAGTGAAGATACAAGAACACTGGGCGCAAGAGATTAATGCCCTCAACCGTGTCAGCGCAGAGTTGAACAAATATATCGTTCTGGCGTTGCCACTTATCGAGAAGCTTGGCGAGAAAGGGGTCGAGCTATTGTTGGCCGTTCGTGAAGAATTAGGGCATAAGACAAATAGAGACGATGTTTTGCGCGCTGTTACTGAGAACAGGAATCGTTCCCTAAGCGCCTTACGAGGGGCGCTCGCGAAAATTGAAGGTGAGAGAAGTCCTAAAAATGAAGGGGAGTCTTCAGCGTTTGAAGAAGATGGACTAATCCGGGGCCGGGATGGCGGCTGAGTGAGGGAGGCGCCGCATATTTGCAACACGTTGTCATTTGGAAAAGTTCGGGCAGGGCATTATTTTCCGCGATGAATGGTAAGCTGGCTCATCCTTAAACAGGGGCATGAGTAATGGCATTCGCGGACAAATATATTGGCGCTCTCGCGGCGTCGAACCTGCTGGACGATGATCTCCACCACAAGGCCGAACCGCTTAAAGCGGCGGCTATCGCGGACCGGTCGGCGCGTAACATCGGTGCGCTGCTCCATCGCGTCAAGTATGGCGGGACTGTCATTCAGAAACTGGCCGAGGCCTTAGCAGAACGGTCGCGCGTCGAGAGGGCGCTCGCCGAGGCGACCCGCAAGAAGGACGAGGCCAAGCAGGCAGAATGCCAGCAGGTGCTGGCGGCAAGCGATGCCGCGTGCGCGACGGCTGGCAGCGAGGCGAGCGCTTTCCGCAGCTTGCTTCAAGACTGGTGTGAGATCGTCGCGAAGAAAGGGCGCGAGCGCCACTGGATCAAGCCGGCCGACTGGCCAAAGATTGGCCACTTGGCGCCGGCCATGTACAAACGCGTCGCGGAGTATTCGCTGGCGCACTACCTGGACGACATCTGCAAGGCCTGCAACGGCACCGGATCGAAAGAGGGGAGGCCGACGATGCGTAGCTGCCCAACCTGCAACGGTTCGCGCCGTGTCCCTGTGACTGCGATCGCTGGACTGAGCGATTACGAAGTTCGACTGGTGGGACAGATGGTCGATGAGCTCAACGCGCTGGAGCTGAGCCATGCCGGGCTGGCCGGCGCGCTGCTACGGCGCGACTGAGCGCGCGCGAATACGCGAAAACTGTGTATACATCCAGCAATTTGGTGTACCATTAAGTCCTCAATTCTCCGTGGAGTCGTTCTAGGCGCAGCGCGCCACCGCCGCCACGGACTCGCGCAGTGCAAGCCTTTGATGCTTTCGCGCGCCTGTAGAGTTTGAACAGTCAATATGGCCCCGCCCGCTACTCTTTGAGCACGGCGGGGTTCTCGCTTATAGCTCACCACGCAGATAGCATGGGAGCACCGAGCCCGCCTCCGTAAGGATCGCGGGCTTTTCTATTTCTGCCACCCGAGAGGATGCAAATGCGCTACCAAGCACGCTGGAGCAATGGCTCCTGGAAGACCTTCGACCGCGAGCGCTTCGCCGACGTCGAGACGCACGCCACCAAGAAGATCGCCGAGCTGGCAGTGGCCGTGGCGAACGTCGCGCGCCGTAAGTAAACAGGCTACTGGCGCAAGCCAGTGACCACGCAGCAGGCGTAGCTCAGATGGTTAGAGCGCTCCCGGGCGGCCTGAAATAATGGCTTAGCTGATGGGAGAGGTCGATGGTTCAACTCCATCCGCCTGCTGTGTGGTGAATGCGCAGGCTGATGCGCGAGAAAACGCAGCCCTAAAGAGGCTAGATCGAATCCCGACAGTATCCGCATAGCGGACTCGGGCTGTATGCCGGGAAGTCAGCACCGGCCACCGCAATGTGTCTCCTCCGGCTCTCTCGCCGGACTTCGCCGCCGTAGCGTTCGCGCTGCTGGCGGCTTTTTTATTCCTGAGGTGCGCGATGTTGGATCTACTCAAGTCCGCAGGGGCCCTTGCTGCTGACGTGGCGGCCGTCGTCCTTACCCCTGTCCGGGTCGTGACCGACCTGGCCGCCGCCGCTGTTCACCCCGTCGCCGAGGCGGCGAAAGAGATGGCAGAAGCGGCTAAGCGGGCGAAGGACTGACATGGGTGTGCAGTACTGCACCTATTGCGGCGGCTCGCACCCTACGTCTTTGTGCCCACGCAGCTACGGAGGCAGCGCCTCGCGAGCGAACCTGTGGTGCTCCTACTGCGGCAGCAACAAGCACACGGCCGACTACTGCCTCAAGACCTACAACGGCGCGGGTAATCGGCGCCGCGATCCGAACGGCACTTTTTTAGATTAAGGGCGCGCAATGGAGCGACCAGTCCCAAGCCTGCGCGTGCAGATCGGCAGCGAGATCGTGCTGCGCCGCGCTGAGCCGCACGTGCTCGAGCGCGATCTGACCGGCCGCGCAACCATCGTCCACCTACGCCCGCAGCTGCGGCCTGGCGAAATCCTGTGCGAGCGGATGGGCGAGATCCCGCTGATCGTCACCGATGCGAGCTCACTCTTTCCTGCCCCATCTGCTCAGGACATGGGCTACGACGCCTGGTTGAAGGCGCGCACGGACGCAGCGCATGCAGAGTTCATGGAGCGCACTTCGCGCCTTCTCTGGTGTGACTGGCGCGCCGTGGTGACGACTGACGAAATCGCAGGCATCTACGGAATCCCCGACAGTGAGGTGGCGTCGTGAGGCCGCTTGCTGAACAGTTCCGCGACCGGATCATTCGCATGGTGGTGCCTGATCGCCCGGCCTCCATGGTCATCGTGCACCAGGTTCCCGCGCTGGATGACGCCTGCAACCTGCTCGCTGACTGCACTGAAGCCAAGCGGCTGCTACTTGCGAAGGGCTACGGCGCGATCACCATGAGCGTGCTGGAGATCGTCCAGCTGCTGCCGCTGGCGCCGCAACGGCCGGCGCGCAAGAGAAAGGGGCGCCGCTGATGGTGAGGCTGCGCACTCTGCAATCACGCCTACAGCCCGCCCGTACCACTCGACTGGCCTCAGCCCCTACCGCAGTGGTCGAGCGCAAGCGCGGCAGTGCCGGCGTGGCTGACCGCAACCGCATCCGCGAGCGCGACTGCGGTTTGTGTCAGATGTGCAAGGCTGCCGGCAAGGTCACCCTGGGTGTTGCGGTCGACCACAAGGTGCCGTTGTGGGCTGGCGGCAGCGATGAAGACTCGAACAAATGGCTGCTGTGCAAACCTCACCACGACGAGAAGACGGCAGAGGAGGCGCGGCAGCGCGCCGCCGGCGGCCTATCGTCATATCATGCAAGCTGATCAATGCCGTGAGGTTGTGGTGAGCAGTGAGAGCAGAGCCGAGTGCGCGTGTTGCAGCGCGGTCTTTGATAGCCGGACCTCCCGCCAAAAGTTTTGTAGCGCTCGCTGTCGATATCGCGAACGCGAGCGGAAGAGGGCGGCGACCGTCCTACCTCGAGCCGAATACCTTGCGATGCTGGCCGAAAGCACAGCTCAGAACCGCTCGTTCGAATGCGCCCAATGTGGACAGGTCTCCCGGCGGAAGCTGAGTGGAACGAACAAAGCATCCGGATACGCAAACAAGTATTGCTCTCTTGGCTGCCGCGATGCTGCGTACCGCGATGCAGCGATGTCGAAACGGCTAGCGGCGAGCCCTTACTCCCCATGCTTCGCTCGTTACTGTGTCTGCTGCGCCGCCCCTTTCGTTACCCGTACTCAGCGGCGGACCTGTGGAGCAGCGTGCGCAGCTCGGGCTGCTGGTCAGGCAGCTCACAGGACGGCTGCACGCACGGTTGCATGCGATGAATGCGCGGCACTGTTCTGTCCGCTGTATGGCGCTACGCACGCGACGTTATGCGGTCTGTGCGCAGAAGCTCGGCGTCGAGCTCACAAGCGCGTCCATAGGTTGGCCCGAAAAGCGCGCCAGCGAGGGGTCACAGTCGAGCCGGTCAACGCGATCCGTGTGTTCGAGCGTGATGGCTGGCTGTGCCAGCTTTGTGGCATCAGTACGCCTCGCAGCAAACGTGGGACCTACGTCGATGACGCGCCAGAGTTGGACCACATCGTCGCGCTTGCGCGCGGCGGCGAGCATTCATATCGCAATACGCAGTGCGCATGCAGGCGCTGCAACGCGCTGAAGTCCGATAGGCCTGCTGCCGAGATGGCGAAGGGGGAGGGCCTAGGCAATCGCTAGGGCGCCCGCGCGAGCGGACACCACCCTGTCTCCCACGCGCAGAAAAAAGTCCCCTTGGAGGAAATTGTTAATGGCTTTAACAGGCAAAAAGCGAGCCTTCGCCGATGCCGTTTTGGCCGGGTTCTCGAATAAGGAAGCGGCAATTCGTGCCGGGTACAGCGAGGCGACAGCGTCCGCTGCGGGCTCCCGGCTTGTTAAAGACAAGGATGTTAAAGCCCGCCTGGACCAGGCGCGCCAGGAACAGGCTGGGAGTGGCCGTGCCGCGGCGCCGCCAGCTGGCGGTGCGCCGCTGGATGCGATCGAAATCCCTCCGACCGCCGACCCTGTGGAATTCCTCACCAAGGTGATGAACGAACCGGCGGCTGACCTCCGGCTTCGGATCGACGCCGCAAAGGCAATGCTCCCGTTTAAGCACAAGAAGCTGGGTGAGGGTGGCAAGAAAGAGCAGGCTGGCGAGAAGGCGAAGAGCGTCGCTGGCCGCTTTGGTCAGGCCGCCGCGCCGCGCTTGGCTGCCGCCGACGGCAAGAAAGTCTGACGATGGGTGCCACTCCAGCATGGACGACTGCCTGCCGCGATTGGGTAGAGCGCCTGGTTAATGGTGAATCCATAATTCCGGCACCGATCTTTCCTGATCAGGCAGAACAGGCGCTCGCGATTTTCAAGCAGCTGCAGGTTACCGACCTGCCAAAGACGGTCTGGGACGAAGCGCTAAGCGATTATCGCAGCCCGAATTTCGGCGAGTGCAGTGAACAGTGGGTTTTCGACTTCGTGGCGGCCATCTTCGGCGGCTACGACGCCGAGACCGGCAACCAGCTGATCCGCGAGTACTACTTGCTGATCAGTAAAAAGAATACGAAGTCAACGATCGCGGCGGGCATCATGCTCACCGCGGTCATCCTGTGCTGGCGCGAGGGGGAGGAACACCTCATCCTGGCGCCGACCAAGGAAGTGGCGGATAACAGCTTCAAGCCGGCAGCCGCAATGGTGCGCGCCGACCCCGAACTGCTGGACTTGTTTCACGTCCAGGACCACGTCCGTACGATCACGCACCGCTTGTCGAAAGCATCGTTAAAGGTCGTCGCGGCCGACACTGACACTGTTTCGGGTAAGAAATCTGGTCGCGTGCTGATCGACGAGCACTGGCTGTTCGGCAAGCGCTTAAACGCCGAAGCTATGTTCATGGAGGCGCTCGGCGGCCAGGTCTCGCGAAACGAGGGCTGGGTCATCTACCTGACAACGCAGAGCGACGAGCCGCCTGCAGGCGTGTTTAAGGACAAGCTGAACTACTTCCGCGATGTCCGTGACGGCAAGATCGAGGATCCGCGCTCGCTGGGCGTGTTGTACGAATACCCGCCAGAAATGGTAAGGAAGAAGGCATACCTCGACCCGGCAACCTTCTACATCACGAATCCAAACATGGGCCGCTCGGTCAGCGCCGAGTGGCTGGAAGACCAGCTCAAGAAATTCCAGGCAAGAACCGACGGCGCCTTCCAGCAGTTCCTGGCGAAGCACCTGAACATTGAGATCGGCCTCAATCTGCGGTCCGACCGCTGGGCCGGTGCCGACTTCTGGGAAGAGGCCGGGGCGGCCGAGGTCACGCTTGACTATCTTCTGGCGAACAGCGAAGTGGTCGTTGCGGGCATCGACGGCGGCGGCCTGGATGACTTGCTGGGCCTGACGCTGGTCGGCCGTGAGCGAGGTACCGGCCGCTGGCTGACCTGGTCGCACGCCTGGTGCCACAAGATCGCGCTCGAGCGGCGCAAGGAGATCGCGCCAATGCTGCTGGACTTCCAGCAGCAAGGCGATCTGACGATTGTCGACCGGCCAGGCGAAGACGTCGCCGGCGTAGCCGATTACATCTGCCGCGTGCGCGATGCCGGCCTGCTGCCGGAGAAGAATGCTCTCGGCGTGGACGCCGCCGGTATCAACGACATCGTCGACGAGCTGGTTTCACCCGGCCGCGATATCGCCATCGAGCAGATCGTGGCGATTCAGCAGGGCTGGAAGCTCAACGGCGCGATCAAGACCACGGAACGGAAGGTTGCCGGCGGCGAGTTGGTGCACGGCGCCCGGCCGATGATGGCCTGGTGTGTCGGTAACGCGCGCATCGAGGACCGCGGGAACGCTATCTCGGTGACAAAGCAGGCTTCCGGCAAGGCCAAGATCGACCCGCTGATGGCGCTGTACAACGCGGTGTCCCTGATGGCACTGAACCCTATCGCCATGGCGGTGGGCTCAATTTACGACGAAGGCATAACGATATGACCCCTTTGGACTGGATCACGCTGCTCGCCGGCGTGCTCGGCCTGGGCCTGCTCACCGCCGGCGCCGCGCTGATCTATGAGCCGGCCGGCTTCATCGTGCCTGGCGTGGCTCTGCTCGCCTGGTCATACATGGTCGCGCGCCGCGGCAGTAAAGGCTAAGAATGTTCGCACGACAGTTTTTCTCGGGCCAGCCCGTCAGTGCTGGCGGCGGGTGGCTGTCCGGACTGGGCGGCACGCGCTCCGACGCGGGGCCGGTGGTCACGCCAGAAAGCGCGCTCGCACTCACGGCTCTGCAGGCCTGCAACACGATCCTGGCCGAAAGCGTCGCGCAGCTGCCGGTTGAGCTTTTCCGCCGGACCGGGAATGGTGGCCGTGAGCCGGCTCGCAAGCACAAGGTCTACCGGCTCATCGCCTGGGAGCCGAACGAGTGGCAGACGCCTTTCGAATTCCGGGAGCAAAAGCAGCTGAAGGTCGGCCTGCGCGGCAACTCGTATAGCAAGATCATCCGCGAAGCGGACGGCACACCGCAGGCGCTGCACCCGATCGATGGCATCGTCACGGTGTACAAGGGCAGCGACCTACGCCCGTACTACAGCATCGACGGCGGAGAGCTGCTGCCGCAGCGGATGATCCACCACGTACGCTGGACCGGCCTAAACAACTATGTCGGCATGTCGCCGGTCATGCTTCACGCGAACGCGATCGGGCATGCGCAGGCGATCCAGGAATACGCTGGCAAGTCGTTCCTGAACGGCACGGCGCTCTCCGGCGTCATCGAGCGGCCGCGCGAGAGCGGCGCGATCAAGGACCAGGGCGTTATTGACCGCCTGGTCGAGCAGTGGGCGCAGCGCTATGGCGGAAGCAGCAACGCCAAGAAGGTAGCGATGCTGCAGGAGGGGATGACCTTTAAGGCTCTGTCGATGACGAACGTCGATGCAGAGCTGATCCCGGCGCTGAAGCTGTGCTCCCTCGACATTGCGCGTATTTACAAGATGCCGCCGCACATGATCGGCGAGCTGGACAAGGCGACGTTCTCGAACATCGAGCATCAGGGCATCCAGTTCGTCATTTACACCCTGCTGCCGTGGATCAAGCGGCATGAGCAAGCCATGATGCGCGACCTGCTTCTGCCGAGCGAGCGGGCTGAGTACTACATCGAGTTCAACGTCTCCGGGCTGCTGCGCGGCGATCAGAAATCGCGCTACGACGCGTACGCCGTTGCTCGCCAGTGGGGCTGGCTGTCGGTGAACGACATCCGGCGCTTGGAGAACTTGCCGCCGATCGCCGGCGGCGACGTCTACCTGCAGCCGCTGAACATGGTCGATGCAGCAAACCCGCAGGCCGGCGCCAAAGCGCAGGTTCCGCCGCCCGACACCAAGGCGACGCCCCAGCAGGTCAAAGAAATCGAAGGAATCCTCGCATGAAAAACCGCTTCCGCATCGCCAGCATGATCTTCAACCAGCCGTTGATGGTCACCGAGTCGATGCTCGACCAGGCTGCAGCCTGGGCAAACCAGCAGATGAGCCTGAACATTGTCAACCTGAGCGTCAACGGCGCCCAGCCGCAGATGATGGAGGATGACGACGGGCCGTACGAGACTGCAGCGATGCGTGCCGAGTCGGCGCGCCGCCAGGCCATCGCCGACACCGGCGTGGCGATCATCCCGGTGCATGGTGTACTCGTAAGTCGCAGCATGCAGATGAATCCGTGCGAAACGATGACCAGCTACGAGCAAGTCCGGGCCCAGGTGAATTCGGCTCTGGCGGATCCGGCGGTCGAACACATCGCTTTCGACATCGACAGCCCCGGCGGCAGCACGGTTGGCGCCTTCGAGCTGGCTGACTTCCTGTTTGATGCCCGCGGCGCCAAGCCGATGAGCGCGATCACCCATTACAGCGCCTACTCGGCCGGCTACCTCCTGGCGTCGGCGATCGGCAATGTGTCGATGTCGCGTACGTCCGGTGTCGGCTCGGTCGGCGTGATTGCCAAGCACCTCGATGTCTCCGCCCGCAATGAGCAGATGGGCGTCAAGGTGACCACGGTCTACGCCGGCGCTCACAAGAACGACCTGAGTCCCCACGAGCCGCTGTCGGACCAATCGCTGAAGTTCCTGAACGATATGGTTCAGGGCTACTACGGTCAGTTCGTCGATGCCGTGGCTAAGTACCGCGGCATTGGAGTGGATGCTGTGCGCGGCACCGAGGCTGGCGTGTTCATGGGTCAGCAGGGAGTCGACGTCGGCTTCGCTGATCGAATCGAGACGCCCCAGGCTGCAATCGACCGCATCGCGGCGCAGGCCCGGCAGGCGCGTGCTGCGCGCTCCACTAAGAATCCATCCATCGGCGCTCGCGCGAAAGCGATGGCGATCCAGAACCAAATTTGACCGCGTTCGCGGGACAAGCAACCAGCCGCCCTCGAGGCGGCTTTTTCATTTCTAGGAAGGGCAATATGCCAACCATCAACGAACTCCGCAGCGAACGCGCCAAGGTCAACGCCAGCGTGCAAGCTCTGGCACAGATCGAAGCCAGTGGTACCGCACTGAGCGCCGAGCAGGTGCAAGAATTCACTGATCTGCAGGCCCGCTTCGGCGAGCTGACCGCCCAGATCACCCGCATGGAAGCGGCTGAAACCATCGCCGCGGCCGCCGCCGTCCCGGTCGACCGTGCGCTGAACGCTGCACACCAGCCCGCAGCGCCGCCGGCAGCAGGCGCTCCGGCCAGTATGCCGGCTCGTCCGCGTACCCCGGAACTTCCGGGCTCGGGAATGTCGCGCATGGTGCGTGCGCTCGTCGTCGCCGGCGGTAACCAGCAGGCCGCAGCCAAGTTCGCCATGGACAACCAGTTCGGCGAAGACGTGGCAATGGCCCTCAATACCCTGACTCCGGGCGCTGGCGGCGTGCTGGTGCCGGCCAACATGGCCCGCGAGGTGATCGAACTGTGGCGCCCGCAGTCGGTCGTGCGCCGTCTCGGCGCTCGCTCGCTGCCGCTCACGAACGGCAACATCACCCTGCCGCGCCTGAAGGGCGGCGCTGTGGTCGGCTACATCGGCAGCGATACCGACATCCCGACGACCGGCCAGACCTTCGACAACCTGAAGCTGTCGGCCAAGAAGCTGACCGGCCTGGTCCCGATTTCGAACGACCTGCTGGCCTACTCCGGCGCCAGCCCGAACGTCGACAAACTCGTTGTCGACGACCTGACCGGTGCGATGAGCTCGCGCGAAGACAAAGCCTTCATACGCGACGACGGCACCCTCGACACCCCGAAGGGCCTGCTGGCCTGGGCGCTGGCGGGCTTCAAGATCCAGGCCTCCGATGGTGGCACGCTGCAGAAGATCGAAAGCGATCTGAACAAGCTGATCCTGTGCCTGGAAGGGGTCAACGCCAACATGGGCGCGCCGGGCTGGATCATGTCGCCGCGTACCTTCCGCTTCCTGGAAGGTCTGCGTGATGGCAACGGCAACAAGGTCTACCCGGAAATGAAGGACGGCAACCTGAAGGGCTACCCGATCGGCAAGACCACCCAAGTACCGAACAACCTGGGCGCCGGCTCGAACGCGTCGGAGATCTACTTCGTCGACTTCAACGACTGCTTCATCGGCGAGGACGAAACGCTGCTGATCGACTACTCGAAGGAAGCGACCTACAAGGACGATCAGGGCAACATGGTCAGCGCATTCCAGCGTGACCAGACCCTGGTCCGCGTGATCGCGAAGCACGACTTCGGCCCGCGCCACGTCGAGTCGATCGCCGTCCTGACCGGCGTGACCTGGGGCGCGTAACAGCGTCTGACAGCCAGCCTCAATCCTGAGGCTGGCCCTACCATCCAACTGTTGGAGCACCCATGAAATCGGTCGAATTTATCAAGCCGTGGAATATCTACGCCCCGGGCGACGTCGCAGGCTTCGAAGCTGAGCAAGCCCAGAGGCTGATCGACGGCAAAGTGGCCAAGGCCTATGAGCCGGACGCGAAGCCGAAGTCCGCCAAGTAAGCGATGAAGCCCGCTACCGCTGCCTGGCTCGCCAACCTGCGCGCCCAGGCGGCGGAGCCGGGAATCATCTACGTTGCCGTGCGCGGGCCGCGCGGCAGCATCCCTGTCTTCCCTGAAGACGTAACGAATAAATCAGACGAGCAGCTGCTGGCATTCATTTGCGAGCGGTTGAGCGCAACCCCGACACGAGGCGCAGATGCCGGCATTCCAAAAATTCCATGCGTTCGCGAAGGCGGTCGCCGATGGCAAGCACAACCTGAGCACGGCGCAGCTGAAAATCGCGTTGACGAACACGGCGCCGAACGCGGCGACCGCAGCCGTCCTGGCTGACATCGCCGAAATTGCGTACACGAACTGCTCGAGCCGTAACGTCACCACGTCGAGCTCAGTGCAGACGGCCGGCGTCTACAAGCTGACCTGTGCTGACCTGGCGGTTTCAGCCGCCGGCGGCTCGGTGGGCCCGTTCCGCTACGCCGTCCTGTATAACGACACGGCCGCCGGCAAAGACCTCGTTGGCTTCTACGACCGCGGTGACAGCATCACGCTGCTCGATGGCGAGAGTGTCCTGGTTGACTTCGATCAGGCCGCCGGCGTCCTAACCCTGGGCTAAGCCATGACACCGGAACAGCTAGAACAGCTGCGCGCCGCGGCGCGTGCTAATCCGGCATGCGCCGCGCCGCTGGCAGCGAAAGACTGCGCTGCATTGGCGATGATCCTGTCGGCCGGACGCACGCGCCCGAGCGCAATGGAGATCGGCTACGGCACGATCTTGGAAGTGATCGGCATCGCTGCTGGCAACCAGCTGATCGACTTCATCAAAGGCAGCCCCGAGCTGCGCCACGTCGTGCCGCTGCTGGAACAAGGCCGCCTGCGGATCGGCTCGCCGGTCACCCAAGCTGCCGTGCAGTCGTTCGTCGGCGCCGGCGTCGTAACCCAGGAAGACGCGGACAAGCTCTGCGCCTTGGGCCGCGAGCCGGCCCCGCTGACGCTGCTGGAAGTGGCCAATGCCCTGTACAACCCTGACGGAAGCGAGAAATGACAGCACCAACGCGACAGACCGTTGAAATCCTGGCGGCCACGCAGATGACTCCGGGCACATCCGAGACTACCCCGTTTGTCGTTGGGCCATGGGTGTCGGTTGCTGCCTTGAATGGTGGCCAACTTGCCGCATTCCTCACCAATACCTCTGCGCCGGGCCTGGCCGGCCAGTTCATCTGGCAGGGCTCGGACAAGAACGACGGCACGAACATCGTCGAGATCTGGCGCGGCGCCGGCAATACCAATGCCAACAGCACGTCGACGCCGGTTCCAATCGACCTGCCAAAGGAAATCTCGTACGTCCGCCTGGTCGGCTACGGCAATACGCTGCAGCCGGTGACCTTGCGCGGCGTGCTATTCGCGAAGGGTTGACATGGCCGGCATGCGCTACCAGCCGCAGGGCAAGCTGCAGCTGAACCGTCAGCACGCCCTGGCGCCGGTCTTGCGCCTGCTGTCCCTGCCGGGTGTGCACCGCGGCTTCGACGCCGTGGCGCAGCAGGCGGCAACCACTGTCGGTGTAAAGATGCTCAGCACACCGGACGGCGTGGTCGGCGGCTTTGGCGCGGCCGTCGGCACCAGCAGCACGGACCGGATCACTACAGGGCTGACTGGCGAGTTCCCTTCGTCCGGGCGCTCGTACATTTTCCGATTCCGCCGTAATGGCTCTGGTGGTGGTGGCCTTGGAAGGCTGTTCGATAAAACATCGGGCGGCTCGGGGCAGTTCGCAATGTGGTACGCATCCCGAGCTTCTATTTCCTACGGCTTCTATACCGGCAGTACCGAACGGAACATCGATATCCCAGGGACGGCGACGACAGCCGCCCCTGGTCAGGACTGCATCCTGATCGTGACGCACGCTTACGACGGCGCGACCAGCACAATCAACGGGTACACCGGCGGCCAGCGCGTCTTGACCGACAGTGTCGTGGCCGGCGCGCTGCGCGACGCCCCGGCCACTCCGTTCACGATCGGCAACCGCGCGAGCGATAGCGCGAGGGGGTGGGACGGTTCGATCGAACTCGCGGGAGTGATCGACTTGGTGCTGTCTCCGGACCAGGCCTCCGCGCTGTCCGTTGGCATCTACCAGGTGCTGGCGAACCCCTATGCAGACGACGAGGACGGAGCCCAGCCGAGAAGCTATACCCTGACGGCTGCGGCTGGCGCGTTCGCTGTTGCCGGCAGCCCGGCCGGCCTCCGGGCCGCCCGGCGACTGGCAGCGGTGCCGGCGGCTTTCTCGCTGGCCGGCGCCGCCGCCGCGTTGCGCGCCGCTCGCCGTCTGCCACTCGAGCCTGGGGCATTCGCTCTGACTGGCTCGGCTGCCGGGCTGCGGGCTACCCGCAAGTTTGCGGCGGATTCTGGCGTGTTCAGCCTGACGGGTGGCGTGGCCACGCTGGTCGCGGCACGACGGTTGTCAGCGGCGACGGGCTCATTCGCTGTCGTCGGCCAGGCCGCCACGCTGGTGCACACCGCTGCGCCGGCACCCGAGGGGCCGACATATGTTCTTGCGGCGGCGCCGGGCAGCTTTGCGCTGGCTGCAGCACCGGCGCCGCTCATCGTGTTGCGCCGGCTCGTCATTGGCGCGGGGGCGTTCGGCATCGCTGCCCCTTCGGCAAGGATCGGGATCAACCGGCACCTGGTCCCGAGGCCAGGGCAGTTTGATGTTGCCGGCGCTGCCGTGCTGCTGCAGGTGGAGCGCCGTATGCCGGCCGATGCTGGCTCCTTCACGGTCGGAGGCGCCGACCTGGTGCTCAAGCACAGCAGTCAAATTGAATACGCCCGAGCGCCGGCCGGATCTGGCTACACGCCGCGCCGCCATGAATATCAGCCGCGGCCTGCCCAGGTGCTTACCGGCGGCCGGCCGCCAGCAATACAGGAAAACTACCGATGACCCCAAAAGTGATCACGCCTCCGGCGCAGCTGGCGGTGTCGCTCGAGTCTGCGATTACCGCGGCGCGCGCGAACGGCGCCGGCCTGGATGATGAAGTCGAGCAGGTCGTCAAGACGGCGACCGCAGAAGCCGAGTTCGAAACGCAGCGCGCCATCATCGCGCAGACCCTGCGGTTGACCCTGGATCGCTTCCCCGATGCCATCAAGCTACCGCGTCCCCGCCTGATTTCTGTGGAGCAGGTGAAGTTCTTGGATGCGTACTCGAAGACCTGGGAAGTGCTGGACCCGCAGGACTACGAAGTCGACTTCGTTAGCGAGCCGGGCTACATCGTGCCGGCACCCGGCAAAGCATGGCCAGCAACCGCCAATCGGATCAACGCCGTTGAGGTGCAGTACGTCGCCGGCTACGGACCTGATCACACCAGCGTGCCGGATTCGGTCAAGGGCTTTATCCTGCGGCGCGTGGCCGAGCATTTCGGCCAGCTGTCTGCATCGATGGCGGCCAGCGCGGTGCGCTTGCTGGACGGGGAGGTGGTGTACTGATGGCAGCAATGATCAGACTTAATGACAGAGTGACGATCGAGCGGAAAACAGTTGCGCGTGATCCCGAGTATGGCACGGAGATCCCTGGGGCCGCCGGCTGGGAGGTCGTGGCTGCGCGCATATGGGCGAACGTTCAGGATGTCTTGCCAAGTCGGGCAGAGAAGACTGAGCATGGGCTGGCTACGGCAAAACAGGCAGCGCGCCTGCGCATCCGCAAGGTACACGCCGTGACAGCGGACATGCGCGTAACGCTACATGGGAGGTTTGGCGACCGAGTGATGCAGATCGTGGCCGGGCCGGCGTTGATGGACGATCGAATGCACATCGAGTGCATGCTGGAGGGCTATTCACATGACTGAAGAATCGATTGTTGGAGGCCGAGAGCTCGACGCCTTCCTCCAGCAGTTGCCCGTTAGGGTCGAGAAAAACATCTTGCGTGCCGCACTCAGGGCCGGGGCGAACGAGTTCAAGGCCGCCGCGGTGATGCGGGTGCCGGTGGACGAGGGCAATCTGAAGCGAAGCCTCCGCGTGACAACAAGGACTAAGAAGGGGACGGTATACGCCTCGCTCAAGGTCGGCGGCCGCAAGGCGCCACATGCCCACCTCGTGGAATTTGGCACCGCAGCACACAAGATTCGGCCGAAATCGCAAAAGGCCCTGTCCTTCGGTGGCAAGGCGGTGCGTGAAGTTGATCACCCAGGCGCCAGGCCGCAGCCGTTCATGCGACCGGCGGCAGACAGCGCGCCGAAATCGGCGATCGCTGCCACGGCGACCAAAATTCGCGAGCGCCTGACTAAAGAGGGCCTCAACTCACCCGCGCCGGAGGGCATGTGAGCGCAAAAGTGATTCGAGCGCTCTTGGTCGGCGCGGGGGGGCTTGCCGAGCGCATACCGCCAGCGCGCATTGTGGCCGGCACCGTAAAAGAAGAAACCGGACTTCCGGCACTCGGCATAACCGAGGTCGGAGACGTGCCAATCGGCGCGATCGACGCTTTCGCCGAGCGCTCGTTGGTCACTAGCCGAGTGCAGGTGACGGTAATGGCGAAGACCTATCCGGAAGTGAAGGCGCTGCTCAAGATTGTGCGGCGCTCCTGCAACTTCCAGCGCGGCCAGATCGCTGGCGAGGAGGTAGTCAGCGTCGTGCGCGACACGATCGGCCCCGACCTGGACGACGACGCAGGCAACTGCTTCCAAAGCATCGACTTCAAAGTCACTTACTACGAGCAGAACTAGGCTCATTTATGCAAACCCGCCCGCAACGCTTTCCGCTTGCGGGCTTTTTTATGCCCAAAGGAGAAACATGGGAGTCGCAAGCGGAGTTTATAAACAGGTCGCCTACAAGTCGGAAGGTGCCAACTACGGCGTGATCCCGCCGGCAGCCTTGGCGCAAGCAATGCGCCGGGTGTCGTCGTCGCTGAGCCTGACCAAAGACACCTACCAGTCGGGCGAAATTCGTCCCGACTTCCAGGTGGCGGACTTCCGCCACGGCCTGCGCAAGGTCGGCGGTTCGATCAGCGGCGAGCTGTCGGCCAAGACCTATGCAGACTTCATCGCCGCGGCGCTGAAGAAGGATTTCGCCGCCGGCGCGATCGTCACCGGCGCTTCGATCACGGTCGGCGGCGTGGCCGGCGCCTGGACCATCACCCGCGCAGCCGGGTCGTGGCTGACCGATGGCGTGAAGATCGGTGACGTGGTCCGTGCCACCGCCGGCAGCTTCAACGCTGCCAACCTGAACAAGAACATCCAGGTGACCGGCATGACCGCCACCGTGCTGACCGGCGTGGTCCTGAACGGTTCGTCGCTGGTGCCGGAAGGCCCGATCGCCAGCGCGACGGTCGCCGTGGTCGGCAAGAAGACGATGATCCCGCAGAGCGGCCACACCGACAAATCGTTCTCGATCGAGCACTGGCATCCGGACGTCCCGGCCAGCGAGGTGTTCAGCGGCTGCAAGGTGTCGAAGATCACCTTCACGCTGCCGGCAACTGGCATGGCGACCGTCGCCGTGGAATTCGCTGGTCGTGACGTCAAGGGCGACACCGCTCAGTACTTCACCAATCCCACGCCGGTCACCGTGACCGGCACCATGGCGGCGGTGAACGGCGTGGTCAAGGTAGGCAACGCCAGCGGCGGCACCATCACCAGTGCGAGCATCGAGATTGCATGTGCGCAGTCGACCGAGCCTGGTATTGGCTCAAACGTCGCCGACCAGGTTGCGACCGGCCGCGTCATCGTGACCGGCCAGATCACTGCCAAGTTCGACTCGACCGCACTGCGCGACGCGTTCTACAACGAGACCGAAGTGTCGGCCTACATGGCCTTCACCGCGGATAACTCGGCGAGTTCGGACTTCATCGCCTTCAGCATGGGGCGCCTGAAGGTCAACGGCGCCGACAAGGACGACGGCGAGAAGATCCTGATCCAGACCATCCCCTACCAGGCACTGCTGAACACTGCCGGCGGCGCCGCACTGGCCACCGACATGACCACTATCGCTGTACAAGACTCGGCTGCTTAACCGCAGCCTTACCCGGCACCGGCCGGATGCTGTCGCCTTCGCGGGCGCAGCAGCTGGCGCGGGCAATATTTTGACCCACCTCTCGCGAAGGAAATACCATGAACAACGCACAACCGAGCAACCTGCTGCACAAACTGGTCGACTCCCTGGACATCGATGCCTACGAAGATATCCCGGTCGGAAAGCTTACCCTGACCGACCCGCGCACCGGTTCGCCGACCAGTTCGGTGATCGAGCTGGCCAGCCCGGAGCACGAGTCGCGCAAGCGCATTGACCTGGCGCGCACGCGCCGCCTGCGCGCGGAGTTTGCGAACAACGGCAAGCTGTCGGCTACCGATCCGCTGGACGACATCGAGGAAGAAACCGACTACCTGGTCGCGGCAACGCTGGGCTGGAACCTGACCCGCGGCGGGGTGCCGCTCGAGTTTTCGCCGGCCGCTGCCCGCGCGCTGTACACGGACCCGAAAAAGCAGTGGCTGCGCGCCCAGGTGCTGGCCGGCATCCGTAAGACCGAGCTTTTTATCAAGGACTCCGCGAAAGCCTAGCGGAGTGCTGCCGGGCCGAGTACGAGCTTCTGGCTCGGCAAGGTGACGGCGGCACGCTGCGGGCGCACCTGCAGCGCGTGGCCAAGAACACGGGCGAGGTCGACCCTCGCCTGAACATCCGGTGGCCCAAACTGGGCCTCCCGCTCTGGGAGGCCTTCAAGCGACTCGATCGCCAGCCAGTCATGGAAGGAATCGGGCCAATCACGTTAGCGGGAATCCAATCCTACCAGGCGCTGTACCGGGTCCGGTTTTCGGAATGGGAACTAGAGGTCCTGCAGATGTTCGATCGCATTGCAATTAATGCCATTAGCAAGAAGCCCTGACGCGTGCTCAGGGCTCTCTTTTTCTGCATCACAGATTTACGAGAACTTAGAAAGGTTGGCGCATGGTCATCAGCGAAATGGAGATCCGCCTTCGCGCCGACATCGCTCGGCTGCAGCGCGACATGGATTCGGCGCGCCAGGTGGTTGGAAACGCCACCAGCGGCATTGAGCGCGCGGCAAGCTCGGCAAAAGCGGCCCTCGCGGGAATTGGTCTGAGCATGGGAATGTCGCAGATCATCGGAATGACCGACCAATACACGAAATTTACGGCTCAACTACGTCTGGCAACGCTTTCCACGCGAGAGTACAACCAAGCACTGGCGAGTGTCAAAGCAATTTCCACGACGGCGCAGTCCAGTCTTGCTGATATGGGCACTCTATACGCGAAAATCGCGAACGGAACCCGAGAGCTGGGCAACACACAAAAACAAGTGACCGAAATCACAGAGGTGGTGGGCCTTGCCCTGAAGGTCAGCGGCGCAACCGCACAAGAGGCATCCTCCGCCATGCTCCAGCTGTCCCAGGCTTTTGCGTCTGGCGTGCTGCGAGGCGAGGAATTCAACGCCGTCAATGAGGCCGGCCCCCGAGTGATGCTCGCACTGGCTGAGGGCATCGGCGTGCCGGTCGACGCCCTCAAAAAAATGGCGGAGGAAGGCAAGCTCACTTCAGATGTTCTGTCGGAGGCGTTGCCACGCTCGCTCCAAAAACTTCGCGAAGAGGCGAAGGAGGTCGAAACGATCAGTGGCGCCTTCCAGGTGCTAAAAGACAGAATCATGGAGGTTACAGCCGTACGCGCCAAGGACAACGGCTCCGTGGCTGCGCTGACTCAAGGCATTTCGTTCCTGGCCGACAATCTCGCTGGTCTGCTAACCATCATGACAGGGCTGACTGCCATTAAGGCCGGAACCTGGGCGGCAGAATGGGTCTTGGCCGCCCGATCGAGAATCGTTGCGAACCGTGAGCTCACTGCGTCTGCCGTGGAATCTGCATCTGTTGAGTTGCGCCGCGCAGAAGCTGAGCGGCAATCCGCCTTGATTGCGCAGTCGCGTGCGCGCGAAGCTGTCGCCGCGGCGCGCGCGGAAGTCGCGGCGGATCGGCAGCGCATGGCGTCGGCTGCCGCGGCCGCCGAGGCGGCTGTGGCAGCCCGTCTCGCTCAATTCACTGAGACCGCCAGCATCATCCGATCCGAAATCGCGCTTGAGAAGACGCGGCTAGCTGCTCAGATCAACGGCATCGGGCGAGCGGCCCGTGTTGCGGAGTTGGCTCGGCTGGCGACTCAGCTGGACGCAATTCAAAAAGGTATGGCCGCGTCATCGGCCGAGCTGGCAGCTTTGCGAGTCGCCAACGAGAACGCTGCTGCTGCCGCCGCCGCTGCTGGTGCCGCCAAGATTGCGGCGGCGAGGGAGGCAGAGGTGGTCGCCACCGGCGGAGCAGCCGCAGCAACCTTGCGCATGCGCCTGGCGACTGCGAGCCTCACGGCCGCAATCGGTGCCGCATCGGTTGCTGGCAATATCTTCCGGGGCGGCTTGGCGCTGCTGGGCGGCCCTGTCGGCGCAGTGATCACCCTGCTCACGATTGGGGGCATGGCCTGGATGACCTGGGGGAATAAGGCCGAAGAGGCGAATGACAAGGTGGTTCAATCGACTGAAGAGACCACCAAAGAAATGATCGAAAGGCTCGACAAGCAGATCAAAAAACTGCGCGAGAGAAATGCGCTCGCCGAGACCGAGCCGCGCGTCAAAAATATCGGTGACCTTAACGATGCCGATGCTGCAGGCCTTGCTCGGGCAAAAGCTGCATTGGACGAAAATCGTAGGCTTCAATCCGTGGCTTCTTCTTGGCGTGAGAGGACGCTATTGGAATTAGAGGCGATCGATCTCGCCAGTGAATACGAGGCGGCTCTTCAGCGTGTGAAAACACGAGAGGAGGAGCTTGCTCGTAGCAAAGACATTTCGTTCAACAAGCGTTATGCAGAATGGCTTGGTCAGAACGGCACTGCGGCACAGAAGGAGGCTTATGAGCTAGAAAAGCTCCGACAGGAGTATGGGCGCATAACCCCCGAAATGGAAAGGTGGGTGAAAGCTAAATATGCGGATAAAGGCGCGGCTGCACAGTTGAGGCAGGAGCAAGCGGCCTTTCAGAGCTTGGTCACTTCAATTCAGGAAAAGCTGGCCGCCAATGAGTTGGAGCTCAGTGGCTACAACAAGCTTTCGGAATCCCAACAGATGACGATCAAGCTGGACGCTGCGATCAGCACCGGCAAGAACAAGCTGAGTGCCGAGCATGTCAAGGAAGCGCGCGCCCTGATCGCGAAGGTCGAGGCGCAGGAGCAATCTATTGACGCACAGCAGCGCGCCGCAAAGTGGGCCGAAATCGAGGCCAAGAACGATGCCGACCATTACGCCAGTCTGCGAGCCAGCACTGCTGCCATCGATGACCGGATTGCGCAGATGGAGCGCGAGATCGAGATGTACGGTCTGAGCACTTCAGCTGCGATCGACATGGAGAAAGCGAAGCTGGAGGCGAAGCTGGCAGCAGGTCCGGCCACTTACGCCGAACTTGCTGCCCTGGACTCGCAGATCGAGAAGCTCGGCCAGCTCGCCAAGCTGGCGCGAAATAAGGAGGCGCTGGACGCCAACAAGAAGGCGGCCGATCAAATGGCCGCAGACCAGCAGCGGCTCTGGGGTGATATTGAGCGGACCGCCCATGACACCTTCATCAGCATTTTCGATAGCGGGAAGTCTGCATTTGACCGCCTAACAGACGCATTGAAGAACGGTCTGTACGAACTGCTTTACCAGATGACGGTGAAGCAGTGGATCATCAATATCGGTGCATCCATGGGCGTGACTGGCGGAGTCTCTGGCGTGGCACAGGCCGGTTCAGCGATGGGGAGCATCGCGAATGGGGGATCCGCGCTGTCGAGCCTGTCCGGTTTGTCTGGATTGTCCGGCTTAACCAGCATTGGGGGTTCGGCGATCGCCGGCATTGGCAACTTCATCGGGTCGAGCACTATGTCGGCCTTTGGTGCAGGTTTCGCCGGGAGTACGGGCGGCATGGCCATGACGGCATCCGAGATGTTCGCCAGCATGGGCATGGCGGCCGAGGCGAGCGCGGCCAGTATCGGCGCGTTGGCAAGTGCTGCCTTGCCATGGGTAGCGGGGCTGGGTGTGGCCGTGGCTCTATGGAAAAAGTTCGACACCTCCGGGACCGCCCACACCGGCGGTGCTTCGAGCGCGTCGGCGTCGGGGGCGCAAACGATCCGCGCTGAGTCGATCGGCTTCCAACATACGAAGGTGTCGTCGCAGGTGAACGACATGACCGCGCAGCTGGCTCGTGGTGTGGTCGGTATCTTGGACAGTACTGCGCTCACCTTCGGCAAGACTGCTGGCTACACCGCCGCCACGGCATTTGCCGACGACACCAGCAAAGATGGCGCTTGGGGCTCTCTGGTGATCAAGAACCTGGACGGGAAGGTCATTGACTGGAACGATACGCGCCGATCCAAATGGGCGCCGAAGGAGTTCGCGGACGGGCAGAAGGGCCAGGAGCAGTATCTCGCGGAGATCAGTAAGTCAGTTCGATCGGCGCTTGACGGCATTGGGCTACCAGCTTGGGCTCGAGACATGCTCAACTCGCTCGGGTCCAATGCCGGGCTCGATGAGATGGCCCAAGTGGTCCAGGAGATCAACAAGACGCAGAGCGCTCTGAAAGGGATTGGGCAGCAGATGTCCATCTTCGCTAACTTGAGCGACGGTGTTGCATCGAAGTTGATGGCTGCCGCAGGCGGCATCGATGCGCTTGCTAACTCGGCAGCGGCCTACTACAACGGCTTCTACAGCGATAGCGAGAAGGCCGCAGCGGCGATGAAGCAGGTTAGCCAGACCCTTGCTTCCGTCGGGCTGTCGATGCCGGCCACAAAAGCCGAGTTCCGTGCACTCGTCGAGGCCAATATGGCTCTTGGTGAGGCCGGCGCTAAGACTGTGGCCACGCTTCTGGGGGTGTCGGGAGTATTCGCCCAACTGAAAGATGCCGCTGGCGAGGCGACCGTTGACCTGACGTCTTACCGTTCGGCGCTGACTGAGGCATACAACGCTGAATCGCAAGCGCTGCAATCGACGATCGCCCGAATGGGTTCGTTTGCCTCCAGCCTACGCAACCTGAGGGGCAGTGCGCTGCTCGGCAACCTGTCGCCGTTGTCGCCGACGCAGAAATATGCCGAAGCGAAATCGCAGTACGAGGCGGTGTTGGCAGCGGCGCGTGGCGGCGATGAGGCGGCGCAGGGCAGGTATCAGGACGCCTACACGGCGTTCCTGGAGGCGTCGCGCACGGTGTTCGCCAGCAGTATCGGCTACACGCGGGACTTCGACTACGCACAGGCGGCAACTGAAGAGGCGGCTAAATGGGCGGAATCCCAGATCGACGTCGGCCAGGCTCAACTCGATTCGCTGAAGGCTTCGGTATCTGGGCTGATCGAGGTGAACAAATCGGTGCTGTCGGTGCGCGAGGCGATTCAGCAGCTCAACGAGGCCATGGGCAAGAACACCGCCCCGCTGACTGGCTACGCTCCGGTTTCTCCTGTGCCGATCATTGCAGCACCGACGCGTCAGGCGACCACCGATGCGCTGGTGGGTGCGGTAAAGGCGCTGTCCTCAGAAAACGCCAAGCTCAGGGCAGAGCAGCAACAGCAGACGGGAGACATCATCCGCGCGCTGCAGGGTTCTGCCGAAGCGTCTTCGGAAAAAATCGCGAGCACCGTCAAGTCGGTGTCAAACACTGAATATAGGGTTCTTCCTTCATGACTGATGTTCAGTTCCTGGACTGGCTGAAAAGCCAGTCCGCCTATCGTTGCGTCCTGATCGAGGCGGCGGCGCAGGTGAATGGAGTGGAGACCATGATTTACATGGCCACCAAGGCATTCACCACGTCGCCCGCCGGCAGTCCGGCCAACACGCAATACCTCCCGATCGCCACTGTCGGCACGCTGTTCACTGAGCGACTTTCGCTCGATGGTGACGGCGCGCTTTCCGGCGGCGACCTGGAGATCGACAACACGGCCGGCGTGCGGGATGCCTGGGCGGCACCCGGCTACGTTTGGCAAAACCGGGAGATCCGAGCGTACATCGGCGACGTTCGCTGGGCGCGCGCCGATTTCCGCATGATCTTTAACGGCATCGCGGCCGACATCGAGCTGCGCGGCCGGAATAAGCTCGTGCTGAAGCTGCGCGACAAGCTGCAGCGGCTGAACACGGCACTTACCGAAGCGAAGCTGGGCGGCGACGCCGAACAGAAGGATGCGCTGATCCCGTTCGCCATCGGCCAGGTGTCGAACATCACTCCGCTCCTGGTCGACCCGGCCACGCTAACTTATCGCTACCACTGCGCCTCCGCAGAGGGTGTGATCAGCAACGAGGCTCGGGACAACGGCGCGCCGGTCGGGATGACGTCCAACCCACTGGCCGGAACGGTGACGCTCGAATCGATGCCGGCCGGCGCGGTCACGCTGTCCGTGAAGGGCGACAACGGCGCCGGCTACTGCGACACCGCGGCCATGATGGTCAAGCGCATGGCGACTGCGTACGGTAAGGCGTCCGACCGCTTCACCGATGCGGATCTCGACCTGGACAACATCGCCGCCTTCGACGCCGCGCATCCGCAGCCGATGGGGCTGTGGGCGACCGAGCGGCTGAACGTGCTGACGGCCTGCCAGATGCTGCTCGGCAGCATCGGCTCCCAATTGGTGATGTCGCGCCTGGGTAAGCTCCGGCTGATCCAGCTCGCTCTGCCCGGTGCTGGGGCTCCGTTCGTGATCAGGCCGGAGCACATGGTCGACGGCACGCTGCAGCCGACCGGCCGAACCGACGTCGTCGGCGCTGTGAAGCTGGGCTTCGCCAAGAACTGGACCGTGCTGGAAGCCGGCACGCTGGCCAATCTGCCCGAGGTGCACAAGCCGCTCTTCACGGAGGAGTGGCTGACCACTACGAAGACCGACGCGGCGACCCTCGCGACATATCGCCTGAACGCTGAGCCGGTTCAGGTCGACACGATGCTGCTCACGCGGGCGGATGCTGACGTGGAAGCGCAGCGCCGTCTCGACTTGTGGAAGGTGCCGCGCACCACGTACGAGTTCGACGGCGTGCCCGAGCTGCTGCAGCTCGAGCTGGGCCAGGCCGTGACCGTCTACAGCCCACGCTTCGGCATGGCGGCCGGCGTCTCCGGCATCGTTATTTCACTCGCGCCCGACTGGAACACTGGGCGCGTCAAGGTAGGGTTTCTCGTATGAGCACAGTGGTCAACGACCGCGACGCCATCTTGCTGGCCGCGGCCACCAGGATCGTCAATCCGAAGAACGCGGATATTCTCCTGCAGCAGAGCGCTCCAGGCTTTCATGTGAACGCCGCCGGCGCCGCCGATGTCGCATCGATCACGGTGTCGGCCACGCTGGTCGGCCTGGAAGGCGCCGTGTCCTGGTCCGTCCAGGGCGCAACCCTGACCAACGTGACCGATCGCGAGGCGACCGTCACCTACGCGAACATGCAGGGCAGCACGGCAATCGTCTCCGCGAGCATCATGAGCAGCGGCGAGCGTTTCGCCAAGAGCGTCGTCCTGGCCACCATCCAGGACGGTGCACCCGGCAGCAGCGCGAAGACGGTCAAGCTGACCCCATCGGAGCAGGTGTTCAAGGTCAGCAAGACCGGCACGAACTCGCCGGCGAGCATCACGCTGACGGCTACGGGCCAGAACACGGCCGGAACCCCCAGCTTTACCATCCCGGTAGGCACCGCCACACTCACCGCCGGCTCGAGCTCGGCGCAGAAGGTGCTGACGTTCGCCAACATGACGACCGACCAGGTGACGATCGAGGTGACGCTCGACGGGCAGAAGGACCGCGTCACGATCTACAACGTCAGGGAAGGGCAGGACGGCCAGCCGGGCGCCGACGGCATCGTCGGACTGCTCAACAACGAGAGCGTCAATCTGCCGGCGAGTGATAGCGGCGTGGTCTCCAGTGTGGCCGGCGCGGTGTGCACCATGAAGGTGTACCGCGGAGGGGCCGATGACAGCACCAACTGGAGCTACGTGTTCTCCCCGGCTTCTGCTGCAGCTGGTCTCCAGTACACCACTAGCGGAGGCACGCTGACCGTTACCGGCCTGGCCGCCGGCGTTGACTCGGCGTACGTCGACATTACTGCCTCGCGTACCGGCTACGCCAGCATCACAAAGCGGTTCAGTGTGGCCAAGGCCAAGTCTGGCGCCGGCGGCGCCCCGGGTGTGGATGCTCGGAATCTGACCCTGGCTGCTTCTTCCCAAGTGGTGCAGGTTGCCAAGAACGGCACCGCCAGCCCGGCAAGCATAACGCTCACGTCGACCGCGCAGAACCTGGCGGGTACGCCGACGTTCGCCATCACATCCGGCACGGCTACCTTGATCGGTACGGGCAGTGCTCGCAGCTTCACCTATGCTTCGATGACGTCCGACAGCGTGACCGTCCGGGTAACACAGGATGGCCTGACTGACACGGTGACGATCGTCAAGCTGCGCGAAGGCGCCGACGGCGTGTCCGCGATCACCGGTATGCTCAGCAACGAAATCGTCACCCTGCCGGCCTCCAGCGCGGGCGTTGTCTCCAGTTTCAGCGGCGCTGTGTGCTCGATGAAGGTCTACAACGGCACGGCCGACGATACGGCCAACTGGAGCTTCGCTTACGCGCCGGCCTCGTCGACCGCGAGCCTGCAGTACACCACGACCACGAGCGGCACGGTGACCGTGACCGGTATGAATAACGGCGTCGACTCTGCCTATGTCGATATCACCGCCACCCGCACCGGCTACGCCTCGATCACGAAGCGCTTCTTCGTCACGAAGAGCAAGGCGGGCGCCAGCGTCACGGGTGCGCGCGGTGCCGGGCAGCACTATGTCGTCGGCTCGGTCTGGTCGGACGTAGCAGCCCAGGCAGCTTGCCCAGGTGGCCCGGTCGTCAACGACCAGGTCACGATCAGCAACGGCACGGTCACCTACACAAAGCGCTGGGACGGTGCGGCGTGGAACGTGCCGGGCGCTTACCTGAGCGACGATCTCTTTGTCGAGAAGGGTATTCGCGCCTCGAAGATCGATACCAATGGTCTCGTTGTACGCGCTCCGGATGGCACCGTGCTGCTGGATATGGGCGGCCTGCGAAGCGGTTACGAGGCGCCAGGCACGAAGAACAGCGAGTTGAGCAGCGCAATCAATAGTGCTGCATCGACTGCTGTGTGGGGGTCGATCAGTGGCACTGGAAAGCCTGCGGACAATGCCACGGTTGGCGCAGACGCCACCAACTTCAACGCGACCGTTGGCGGCGACAACCTCACGCCCAATAGCTCATTCGAGAAAGCGTCCGGGGGCCTTGCGACTGGGTTCTCCATCTACAACAACGCTGGGGCCAGTGAACCGACCACCGCTTCAGATGGGGCTGGCCGAGTAGGTACTGGCCGTTCGCAAGTGATTACGTGGACCACCACGCGCACTAACACTAAAGGTATCCGTGGCGTTTTCTGCAAGGGTGGGTGGGTTCCGCAGAAGACCTACATCGTCAGCGTCCACGCGAGGACGGATGGGATCAGCGGAACGGAGAGGCTTGCCCTCGGGTGGAACACTGCGCCAGCGACCACTGTAACTGTACAAAACCCGGTCCTGACTACTTCGTGGCAGCGTTACGTTTGGCGGATCACTATGGGGGCCACTGTTGAGGGTGGCGGCGGCGGTTATCTCTCCATCGCAAATGGTACGGGTTCAAATCCGGGTAACGTGTACTTCGATGACATGATGGTTGTCGAGGGCGACGTGCTGCCTTCGTATTACGCAAGTGCGTGGGAGGCGCAGGAAACGGCGGACGCAGCCAATGAGGTTCTTGCCGACATCGCCAGCGACAACAAGCTGACACCGAGCGAGAAGCCTGAAACCAAGGCGAAGTACGATGCCATCCTCGCGGAGCAGGCCGGTGTCGAGGCGCAGGCTACGGCGCTCGGCATTACGACCGAGAAGACGGCCTACACCAACGCGATCACGGCGCTCAAGAACTACTTTGCTGCCGCAGGGATGGCAGGGTGGGATACGATCCCCGGCGCAACGATCACCATTGTTGGTACTGCCTTCCGCAACGTGTTCAACGATGTGTACGCAGCCAAGCAAGTCCTGTTGAACCGGATGACGGCGGTAGCTGCCACGGTGGCGAACAACCTGAAAGTGGTAGACGGCGGCAACGGCAGCACCACGTTCGGACAGCGTGGTCGCAACGACCTGCCTTCCGAGTACCCGGTGGGGACGACCCGCCAGTTCAAGGTGGCAAGCGCCATCGGCCTGCCCGATGTTTCCGGTGCCAATATGTACTGCACGCTGGACACGACCATCCAGTACAGCGACAGCACTGGCGGCGCTGCGTACCAGTACGCCTACCGCGACGGCCTGACCTATCGTCGCTTCGCTGCCAACAGGTCGTCCGCGAGCTGGAACGCATGGGTGCAAGACCTTGACCGTGCAGCCTATACAGGCGATCTGGACGCAACGAAGGGCGCACCCTCTGGCACGAATGTAGGCAGCGTGACGGCAGATGCAGTGGCTACGGCTACCACCAATTTCAACGCCTCGAACGACCGCAACGCCACGGCAGTGACGGCACCAACCATTGCCACCGACGGCACAGCGGTTGACCACACGATCCGCACCGACGGTAGTGCCGACATCTCGTTTGAATGGGCGTGGGCAGGCACTGAGGGCGACATCGACGGCTTCTTGGTGTACGTCTACCAATCCACTGCTTCAACCGCCTACACTGTCGGCACGACGCCTGCTTCCGAAACGGTGTTCACGGTCCCGGCCAACAAGCGCGCCTTCATCCTGACTGGCGCGGGCGCAGACCTCTACACCACGTTCGGCGTGCGCGCCTACCGCTCGGTGGACAAGGACATCAACGCCGCTGGCGTGATCTTGTCCGGTGTCGCGCAGCCCTCCATCGCAGCGGAAAAGCCCTACCGGCCAAGCGCGTCGGTGGCCTTTGCCGGGAACGTCACCGGCACCATCGACGGCACGGCAGCGGCCACGGTTAAAGCGGATGCCGCAGCAGGCAAGAGCGCAAGCGATGCACTTCCCGGCATCAATACCAGCTTAGCGGGAAAGCTTGCTGCCGCAGGCAACCAGAACCTTACCGGCCCTGTCACGCTTACGTCGAGCGGAGCTATTGTCGTGGGTACCGTCAACGACGGCGTGCGCATCAACACGACCGGCATCATCGGGCGCAAGGGCGGCTACACGACCTTTTCCGTTGCTGCTGACGGCACTGCGCTTTTCGGCGGGAATCTGGTCGCGGCAAGCGGCACACTTGGCAAGCTACAAATTCTCGACACGTTGTTCGGCGGAGATTTTACTGGCTGGGGGTGGCCAGCGGATAAGTCCAAGCGAGGCTGGGCAATCTCCCCGTTTGGGGCCATTTTCGGCAACTACAACGATGGGCAGTGGATCGATATTCAGGGCAACGGCAATATGACGGCGCCGGGCTTTTCGCTGATCGACAAGCAGCTCACACTCGACAGGCCGATCATCGTCAACCCGCGCGTATCGCAGCCGGTCTACGACACCTTCGCTTACAACGCACTCGGCGGCGGGTTCGTGTCTGGGCCAAACGGCAGCCTTTCGAACTCGGTCACGCTGCAAATTACCGGCAACAATGGACCGCACAAGATTGCCTGGAGCTACGTGCGATTGGTCGGAGGCGCACCCGCCGCGCCGTCATGGGCGGAGGGGTCTGGCGACACGTTCGGGGTTGGCGCTACAGCGTCCAATACAACACTGAGCTTCAAGGTCTCGGCTGTTATTACGGGGACTGACGGCCGAACCCTGAACTACTCCGACATTTTCACTCTGCAATTCGGGACGGTCTGAATGTACTACGACTATTTTGCAGCCGTTGACGCCGAGGGTGTCGTGCGCAGGCAACTGCGCCGCGCCGTGCCGAACGACGGCCCAAGCCTGCCGGATGACGGGATGACCTATCTCCCGCTTGATAGGCCAATTGACTGGTCTGTGCAACCATCGCCTACAAGCGTCCTCGTGTGGACAGATGGCGGCATGGTGTGGAGTGAGCGTGCCACGATCGAGCAGCGCCGCGTCGAGGCCATCGAGGCGATTGATGCCTCCTGTGAAGCGCTGCGCCTGTCCGTCATCAGCAAGATGACCCAGACCGAAGAGTACAAGCTCGCCGAGCAGCACGCGCGCGAATACCGCGCTGCCGGCTATACCGGCCAGGCCGGCCGGGGAGTGACAGGCTGGAGTCGAGCCAAGTATCGGCAGGGCTGGACGGACCGCGATGCGGCCGACGACATCCTGGCTACGGCGGAGCGCTGGTACGGCCTGCTGTTCGATATCCGCGATGCCCGGCTCGCCGCTAAAGAGGACGTACGCCACGAAACCGACGTCGCCGCTATTGGCGCCATCGTGGCCGGCGTGCAGACCCACATGGAAGCGCTCGCCCTGCAGATCAACACCACCACCACGGAATAAGATGCCCAACCTGAGAATCGTCACCAAGAACGCGCTGCGCCAGGCCGCATCGCTCACCGCATCGAGCACCGCCGGCAATCTCGCTGTGTCCAGCCTGGCGGCCGCCGTGAAATCGTCGCTGCACAGATTCACCGGCACGAACGGCTCCTACCGCGCGACCTGGGCGGCGCCAGCGCGCATCGGCTGCGTCGCACTCCCGTTCTGCAACTGGTCACCAACGGCGAAACAGCGCGTGCGCGTGTCACGCGAGAAGTCGGCCACGAACCTGCAACCTAAGTCTGAGGACGGTACGATCTGGCAGGCGGGAGGGACGACGCCACCAACGGTCACGCCAGTGTCAGGCGCAAACGGCCAGAGCGGAGTGCGTATCGACTTCATGCAGGGAATGGCTCTCAACTACGCCGGGAGCAGGGCGGTCAGTGGTGCGCGGCCTTTCCCGATTCAAGCCGGTACGACCTACGCACCAAGCCTGTTTTTGTCGCTTTCACGCCCTCTGACGGGTAGCGAGTCCGTGGGTATTTACTGTGCAGGCGCGTTCGGCGGACCTGCGCTCCATGTTAATGCCACCAATTCTGCTGCCTATGCCAACGGCTTGACCCGTATTTTGCTGCCGTTGATGACCCCGAGTCTTACCGGCTCTGACTACTTTACGATCTACCTTTCAGGGTATTTGACGGCCCCTCTGTCTATCTTTGCAACGCGCTTGCAAGCCGAGGTGGACAAGCACACGTCCTACTATCCATCGCTCGATACCTTCACGTCCCGCGCATCGGTCGGCACCTACATCGGCAGCGACGGCCTCATCAAAACGGCAGCGGTCAACGAGGCGCGTATGCAGTATGACCCGGCGAATCCACTTGCCCCGGCAAAGCTGCTGCTGGAGCCTGCGGCGACGAACTACTGCAAGGGGTCCGAAACTCTGGGCGGCTGGACAGGCGCACCCGGACGAGTCACTTCCAGCTTGACGTACAAAGGTATCCCGTACATTGAAATCACCAAAGTACAGGGAACCATGTATGAGTATGTCCGCAGCCCATCATTCAATCGGACGGCCGGGACTGTTCAGACCTTGACGGTTGCCCTCCGGGCCGGGACAAGCGACAAGGTTTCTATCGGGCTTTACAACGCTGCTTCGCCGACTTGGGGGTTGCCCGCTGAGTGCAATGCGTCCATTACCAGCGGCCCCGGAGCCATGTATGGAACGGATGGTATCCGAGACATTCTCGGCCTATCCAAAACTGAAGACACGGTGGTGCAGATTACAAGGCTCCATACTGCCACCGCCGCTGATGCGGGTGTGTTCATCTACCCCGGCAGAAGTAGCTCTACGATGGTGGGAGAATCCGTTCTCGCCACCCGCGTGCAGGTCGAGGACGCGGCTTTCGTGTACGGTCCGAACATTGTCAGCAACGGTGCGTTCGACACCAATACTACCGGGTGGGCGGCAAGCGCATCAAGCCTGAGTGTTGTTGAGGGGAGGCTGCGCATCACTGGCAATACTTCAGGGGGGGCTGGCTACGCTGAACAGAATGTCCCGACCGTAGTGGGCAAGGTGTATGAGGTATCCGTTGATATGGTGGATGGCACGACCGTAGCCTATCTCAATGTCGGGCCATCATCACCATACTTAGTAGCAGGCGGGGTCAGCGGCCAGAAGTACTACTTCACCGCCACAGGGACAACCACGCGCCTCCTGCTCAGGCTGTCTAGTGGCGGGGTCGGTGTGTACGCTGACTTCGATAACGTCGTGCTGCGAGAGGTTACGCCAGTCCCGGTCGTCACCAGCTACATCCCGACGACTACTGCCGCCGCTACCCGCGCTGCTGATGTCTATACCTCGGCTCCCGGCGTGCGTCCTGATGGGTACATTGACCACTGGCAGAGCTACGACTACGACAGCGGCTGGGTGCTGGCGTGCCCGGCACCGGCCGTCGAGCTGGAAGGATTCACACCAGCCCAGGCCGCGAGCGCCTATGCGTATGGCGGCGGCGCCTATGCGCAACACTGGCTGCCGCAGCAGATGGACGCCACTGGCCTGGCGGTCGACATCGCTGATCCGGATAACCTGCAGGGCTACATCGAGGCGGCCTGCCTGGTGGCGGGGCCGGTCTGGTCCCCGAAGTACAACGCCTCGGCGACGTCGGTCTCGGTGATCGACCGCACGGAGATCTCGCGCAGCGCCGCGGGCGATCAGCTGGTCGACCCGGGCACGATGAGCCGCAAGGTGCCGGTTGACTTGCGCGCAATGCCGGAGGCGGACCGGGCCCGCTTCCTCGACCTGGTGCGCAACAGCCGGGCATACCCGATCCTGCTTTCGGTGTTCCCTGAAGACGCCGACCTGGCGCTCGAACGTGACTTCACGGTCTACGGGCGGCGCACGAAAGATTCCGACATCGCCTACCAGTTCTTGGGCGCCTACGCAACCACGCTTGAAATCGAGGAGATCTGATGGAGCAACCGAAACGCCCCGGTATTGTCACGGTCCGACTCACCAGCCGCTGGCCATACAACCCGATCAGCCTGGCGGTCGGCGTCGCGGCCGGCTCACGCCAGTTCAGCCACTCGATCACGATCATAGGCGAGCGCGCCTACGAAGCTTCGATGACGCACGGCTGCCGGGCGGGCCCGGTCGACCAGCTGATGAAGGGCATCGTGGTCTACCAGGATATGCCGGTGGTGGTGCCCGACATCGAGGCGGCGCGCGCCTTTGCCGAGGCCCAGGTGGGGAAGGGCTACGACTTCGCCGGCGCCGTCGGCATCCCGCTGACCTATTCGGAAGACTGGACCGACGACAGCAAGTGGTGGTGCTCGGACCTGACCTTCGCAATCCTGCTGGCCGGCGGCCTGCGCCTCTTCGACCCGGCCGTGATGAAGCGCGTCCGCCCGATCGACCTTCACATGGCCGATTACCCGAAATCCCAACTGATGCGCGCCTGATCGGCGTGCACACCAACCAGGCCGCGACTAGCGGCTTTTTTTACGCCCAATGGAAAGGCACCAATGATCGAAAAACCTCCGCACCAACCGGGCGCCGTCGGCGACTGGGCCAGCGTCCTGCCCTGGGTCTGGATCGTCGTTCTGTCCCTGCTCGGCGGCGTGGCAGCTTTTGTCCGGAAGATGCGCGCCAACCACGTGCGGGTCTGGAACTTCACCGAGTTGATTGGCGAGATCGTGATCTCGGGCCTGGCCGGCGTGGTGATCGCCCACCTGTGCCAGTGGCGCGAGTTCCCGATGTCGCTCACCTACGCACTCACCGGCATCGGCGCTCACATGGGCAGCCGCGCGCTGTTCAAGCTGGAAGGGCTGCTCGACGCCAAGTTTCCACAAGCCACCGCACCGAAGGATCCGCCCCATGACCACGAATAATTTCCGCCTCAGCGCGCGTTCGCTCTCGCGCCTGGACGGCGTCCACCCCGACCTAGTCAAGGTCGTCAAGCGCGCCATCGAGCTGACAGAGATCGACTTCATGGTGACCGAGGGCGTGCGCACCGCCGCGCGCCAGCAGCAGCTGGTCGCGGCCGGCGCCTCGCAGACCTCGCGCTCGCGCCACCTGCCGACCGCGAACAAGTGCGGCCTGTCGT